GACTGATAGCCTTCTACTACTTGTGTTGTTTGTGGCTTCTCGCCTATAAATCTACTATACCAAGCCATTAGTCATAAATTGAGTTAATAATTGCACCAGCTACTACCATTCTACCCTCTTCAATCATTGTCAATCCAACTGGATTAAGTGTCGGTGTAGAGCTTTCATAGACCTTATATCTATACTGACCTTTAATAAAGTCAATATCTATAGGGTCAGTGATAGTAAATAGGTTAAATCTTGAGGGCCACAGTGAAGTGTCAACACCTTGCCAGTATATTGGGTTAGATGTTGTGTTAAACTCATCTTCGAACTCAAATAAATAGTAAGCATTTGATAGTGTAGTAACCTCAGTTAAGGTCAGTACAAAGCTATTAGTTGAGTCTTTCTCAAGATATATCATACCTATATTGTACTTAGCGAAAATTTTAATTAAAAAAAAAGCCTTACATTTCTGCAAGGCCTCTTTATCTATGGAGAAGAATAGATTATGGAGCTGGTGTAATTAAAGCAGTCACTACAGATGCCTCAATTTGATAAGCTAAAAACTCATTCTCTGCAAGCAAAGTGATTGAATACTTAGAACCATCAGCTCTAGCTGTTCCTGAGCCTTCACCAGTAGCAGTCAACTGCAAGTAAGGGAAAAACCAGTACAAGCCATTAGCATCTTGAACAATACCACTTAAGTACTGCTGACCTGAGCCTAACACCTTGATAGCACTAGACTTAACTGATTCACGTCTGTGAAACATTAAGTTAATAGTCTGAGTAACAAATGAAGAGCCATTGATTAAGTCAATGTTTGACTCTTCTGTGTAGCTTGAAGTGTTACGTCTGAATTCAAATTCAATAAATGGATCAGCTCCACCTACTAAGTCTAAGTTGTCAATTAGGTAGTCATCAATACCATCAACTGTTAATGTAGTCATATCAACATTATCTTGTTGATTGACGTAGAATTTATAGATCCCACCAGTGTTGTTGTCACAAGACTTTTGGATCGTTTGAAGTGCATCACATGCCATTTTATTTATGTTTTAAAGTGAAAAAATAGGAGGACACTTACTGCCCTCCATTATTAATGTTTAGTCAAAACATACATTGTATACAACAATCTCAGAAGGGTTAGTGTAGTGGAAACCAGCTTTTAAATTAGCTCTTGTTCTCAAGTAAGGCTCAGCTACAGTGTCAGATAAGTTTACAGCTCTCAATGCTTTTGAGTCACCTTCAGCGTCAAATGCGTATACTAGGTTGTTTTTCAAAGTCAATACAATAGTGTTGTCAGGCATACCTTCACAAACTACTACATTGATTCCTAAGAATGTCAAGCCTAATGGTAAAGTCACATAAGTTTGTGTGTTACCTTGTGCTGCTTTCAACTCATAAGCATTAGCTACATTTGTTGATACATACAATCTTAATTCTGATTTTTTGCGTACAATTGAAGCTGGTGCAGCGTTAACTACAGCCTCTAATACTGTCAATACATTTGATGTAGAGATAGCTCCTGAGTATAAACCAGCTGCTAAGCCTTCATCACCACATAATTGAACTAAATAACCATTACAAAGTCCTAATAATGGATCCAATGATGTTGTGTCACCTTGCCATCTTAACAACTCTAAGTCTTGACCAATAACATTAGCCATTTCATTCCAATAGTAAGACATAAATGATGCAACTGTGAAGTCACCATTTGAGCCTTGAGACATTTGCAAAGCTAAGAAAGACTGCTCTAAGTCAAATTGACAAAGTTGAGCCATAGCTGACAATGCACATACGTCAATGTCAATTGCATCCAATGTATCTGTAGGAGCTGTAAAGTTACAAGTTGATTCTTTCAATAAAGAGCCAAAAGTAACATTAGCTAACTTAGTTTTGCTCTTGATACCTGGTAAAGTTCTGAAGTTGTTAGCAATATCAGGGCTAGATAAGTATGCCTTAGAGTAAAACTCATCAGGGTTTGCACACAAAAGTGCATTTGTTTCGATGTCTAGGTCGAATTTAAGGTTACGTGTCATTTTATTTTGATTTTGAAAATTTTACAAATTCTTTAAATTTTTCGTGAGCAGTCAATGCAACTGACTCAACTTCTTCTTCAGTCTCTACTGTGATGCTCTCCTCAATCTGATTTTTTAAACCAGCAATCATTGAGATAACTGAATTCATGTGCTCCTCTAACAAAGGTCTCACAATAGCAATAATAGCCTCAGCATCTACAGCTGGGTCAATAGCCATAGCTACTTCTTCTGTTTCAGCTTCTTCTGTAGCTTGAGCCTCAGCATCAGCTACTTCTTCTTCTACAGCTGGGTCTGCTGATAACTCAGCCTCCAACTCTGTAGGTACATCTTTAATCTCAATAACTTCTCCGTCTTTTACAACATAGATTTTATCCTCGATTAGATGTTCTCCATCAGGTAATTTCATAGTATTTAATTTAATTTGTTCCGATAATTTCATACCTAAAAAGCCTTCTATAGAATAACCAACTTGACCTGACTCTACAAGCTCATCATAGTAAGCTCTATCTGTCACTTGACTTGTTAGCATCAATGTGCCCTTAGGGGTTTCAATACCATAAGTAGTGAATGCTTTGTCAGTCTTAGGGTTGTCTACTATCCAAGCCTCTAAGATGTAAGCTGGGACTTTCTTAGTAGTGTCATGCTCTAAGTTAAAGATGTCTTTGTTCTGTAGATTCTGCATAAACTTAGAATGGATCTGTTCAATCACCTCTGCTGAGAATTGCACGTCATACTCTTCACCATCCTCATCTTTTCTGTAGATGTTCATAGGAATCATTGCTGGTGCAACAACTCTCATTTTAACATCATCCTTGAACGCCATAGCAACATGAGAATTGAAAGCCATACCTTTAACCTTAATAGCTGGTTTAGATGTGAATGCAATCATTTCTATGCCTAAGTTTTCACCATCAGCATACTCATCCTCAATTGTTATCTTATAGACTGGTCTATCCATGCCTATATTGTAAAAGTTCTTATATTTGTTAAAAATTAAAATCTATGGTAACAATATTAGGCTTTGAAGTACCTAACCAACTGAATGAGTTAACTGTACAGCAATTTGAAACAATCACAACTATCCATGCTGACCCTGAGCTAGATGCTATTGATAAGCATTTGCAAGTATTTGAATTCTTAGGAGTGCCCACAATTAAATGGGATGATGTTGAGATTGAAGAGTTTAAAGAGTTAGTAAAATCTTTTAATGACTTGTCAGGAAAGCCTGAGTTAGTGAACACATTAGAGATAGATGGCTACACTTACACTGCATTTGAGGACCAGTTCAAACTATCTGTAAAAGACACTAAGTACATTGAGAAGATTATGCACTCCAAACATAAAGGATACATCTCTGAGTTGTTAGCTGTTTTATTCAAGCGTACTGACCTAACTAAGGTAGAGCACTATTCAGATGCACACATTAAGCTGAAAGCTAAGTTAATCAGAGAATTGAAAGCTGAGTTAGCTGTGCCATACCTGGTAGAGATTGGTCAGAAGTTATCTAAACACATACCTAAGGATGCACCTACCGAAATCTTGGAGTGAGATAGATGTTCTACAGTTCAAAGAGATTAGAGAGCTGTACACAATACCTGAGGTGTTTAATAGAGAGATAGAGATACTAGCTATTTTAGCCGATGTTAGCTCTGAGGAACTTGAAGACCTTGACATTGAAGAGGTGACTGCTATGATTAGTGAGATAAAATTTGTTAACTCTGAGCCATCTAAACAATACAAGCACCAACTTGATGACTACCATTTCAAGTCACTAGATAAGTTGACAGTAGGTGAGTATATTGACCTTGAGTACTACTTCTCAAAAGACTATAATCAAAACATTGGTCACATTGCATCTATTCTGTATAGACAAAAGTCAGTTGATCAATGGGGTGTAACTGTATTTGAGCCTTATAACTTCTCTCCTAGAGTTAGATATGAGCTATTTGAAAACTATTGCATCAATGACATCTATGGAATTATTCCTGAGTTCATAGCTTTTAGGGAAAACTTTATGGATACCTATGGCAACTTATTTCATGATGACAATGGAGAAGAGGATGAGGATGAAAGACCTACCAACTCTCAAGAGTCTAAGGACTTACAGCTTAAAAAGAGTGAAATCAAATGGGGATGGGAGAGACTAATCTACAGCCTATGTAATGAAGACTTGACTAAGTTTGAGGATGTCACCAATCTACCACTTATTATGACCTTTAACATGTTAGCTATGAAGAAAGAATTAAACATCTAATGTGTTAAAGAACTCCCCAAACAATGGCTCAAAGTCATAAATCACTACTACTTTTTTACGAAGTAATCCACCAAGCTCTAATATAGGGAATTTTTTAGCAACATAAGCTATGTATTGCCCATACATCTCATTGATAAGTCCATCTTCTTCAAGTTTTTTATTGAACTTACGCACTAAATTAAATGGTACTATAGTAGCAGTACCATTGTTTAGAAATCCAAAGTAATAAGCTGCTACAATTTGAATGCGTAGGTTACCCTCAGTACTAACTTTGGCATTGATACGGATTGAGTCATAAAGAGTCCTAGTGTCAATTAAGCTCTCATCTAAGATGATTTTCTTAAGCACATTGGCAACTTTCCTTCTAGTAGGATAAAGGATGTTGAACTCACCATTTCTTGCGTATGCCATTAGATATAAAATTGTTTGGTTTCAAAGTTAAAAAATATATCTTTTTGCTCAGGATTTTCAAGTGTGCACATTTCAGTAATTGCTACTTGACCATCTATAACAATGTCATCTTTCTTGCAATAAAGAACTTTACCAGTTGATTGTTCTAAAATTGTGTATTTATTCTCCATTGTTTTAATTATTAGTAATATAGCCACCAGACAAATATGCACTATCTCCAGCATTGCCTAGTGTTATAGAAATATATAAGTACAAAGTGACTGCATTGTTTCTAGCTGTAACCGTTGGTGCTTGTACTGCGGTTGTTAAATCTGAAATTAAAGAAGTTCCAGAATTTGCAATGATTAAATTTCCGCCATTGTAACTTGCATTTCTATTCATCCCTATCCATAAACTACCCGTTGAACCTGATACAAATGCAATTCTATCAGTTGTACCACTTGGCATTGTTGCCGAAGTTGATAACTTGTAAGTGACTGTACATAATCCTGCAGTCCCACTTTTCACAACTGGTGTATAAATTCTCAAGTTATCAATGCTTCTTATTGTGTTAGCTGGGATAGTTACTACAGCTACTTGTGTTTCACTTGTTGTTCCTGTTACTGCAGATGAAGGTGTGAAAGTCAAATAAAAGATTCCTAACTTTGAAAGTATTGAGGCTTGTGTTTCGTCACCAGTGTTGGTGTTGCTTGTGTTACTTAATACAGTCAAGTTTGCATCTGTAACATATCGTTTGTTTACTGAGTCTGCAATTACTGCTGTTGTAAATGTTCTATCCACACTCAAGTCAAAGCCATTCAAAGTTCTTGTTGTTGGTACTTTATTATTAAATGTACTCCAATCAGCAGAACTTAATGCACCTCTATTAGTAGCTGATGCTGTAGGTAGATTGAAGGTGTGTGTTGATGCAACTGAGCTGATTGCAAAGTCAGTGCCACTTGTACCTACTGCTAAGTTCTGTACCTGAGCTGTTAATCCATTCAATGCTGTTAAGCCAGTTGAGAATGTAGTGATAACTTGACAAAGGTGACTATTTTCTGTGTGAAGTGTAATAGTTCTACCACTATGAGTGACATAGATTCTCACAGCTAATCTATCAGTCAATGCTAGTGTAGTCTGTGGTACTGCTAAGGCTGTTAGATACAAGTCTATTGCTGTTCCACCAGTAATACCCTCAGGAGTTGTTGAGTTAGATGCTATCAATGTAAGTGTAGCACCATCCCATTTATATAGCTCAATGTAAAATGAAGGTGTACCACCAGGAGAAGATGCACTAAAATAGGTTTCAAAGTTCCAATTTCCACCTGGTATCTCTAATTGATTAGGATCATTAGCATCTGTTATGAATGACTGAATGTAACCATCAGTTGCTATTGTGAAATCTGTGCCAGCTCCTATGACTGGTGTCTTATTAATTTCTTTCATTGCAACACCACCAAATGTACCTTGACTTACTGAGCCATTAAGGTAATAGCTTACAGATGCACCACCCCCACCTTGAATATCAGCTGTAGTAGCTATTGTGTAGCTTCCAGTAGGTTTGTCAGGAAATTCAAGAGTGACATTGTTAGTTACATTTGAGACTTTTAACCTACCATTTGCACCACCACTTTTTCCTATCTCTATAGTATCTCTAGTAAGATATAAAAATTCTCCAGTGCTTTGTTTTTGCATCTCAATATAATCAAAACCTACAAATGTAAAATTATCATAAATAGGGTCACCATCTATAATAGCAATACCATTAGTGGATGTTTGACCTATGTCAGTAACTTGTTGCAAGTCCTGACTACCACCACCTCCACCAGCATTGATAATCTCTTGACCAGTAATTGACTTAGTGATGTAGCCAGTGCCACTCAACTCACTAATCTCTAATAAATCTGTAGCTTCTAAGTTAGCTCCCTTAGGAGTCATCTGTGATATCTTCTGTCTACGTACCATAACTATATTGTATTAACCAGGTAAATTAGTTATTAAAGGCACCTGACAATTAGTCCAGTTACTGATATCAACATCTAAGGTCATTACCCATCCAGCCGCATAGTCTAGTAGTTGGTTATTCAATGGAGTGATTGATGGTGAGCCTACTATGTCAAAGGAATAATCATTACTAAAATTAAAATAGTTGATTAAGTCTACCAATATCTGATGACAGTCTGACAATATCACTGTGATGTTAGCTCTGTCCTTTTGGATAATATCTAAGCAATACACCTCTAAGCTGATAGTGTTCACATCCATTGTAGTAGATGCCACAATTGGAGTGATAAACACCAAAGGATACCTCTCATCCTTAGTGGCAAAGTTAGGAAGTTGCTCATTGAAGTCACTACCTACTTTCTTAACTTGTAGGTGATCGTTATAAAATGCTTCAATCTTGTTAATTAATGCTTGATAGCTTGTCATAATTCAGCGTTTCTTTGGATTCTTTTAACTCTATTCTGTGTGCTTGTCATTTCTGTCTCACTAACTACAGCTGTGACTGTGAAGTTAGGTGTTGACTGGTCATTGCTATTGCCATTGTTACCTACATTGTTAGCATTGTTGCTGTTACCAAACATGTTAGGTGTTGCCATCTGACCAATGTTAGATTGTGTAGTGTTGCCACTCACTGGTGTAGGAGCATTACCACCACCCTCAAAAGATGTGGATGAGATAGCTGAGATAGATGCGGCAGTTGCTGCTATAGATGCGGCTATTCTTATACCTGATGCAATACCTAGAGTGAAGTCAGGTACTGATAAGATTGCTAAGATAGCTTGTGCTCCATTGATTGCAGCCATTGCTAGATTCATTTTCTTTTGTTGCTCAAATTGTTGCTTAAGGATAGCCTCTTCTTGCTTACTACCTTTCTCAACATTTTTCAACTTATTTCTAGTACTAATTTCTTGTACATTGGTGATAGCTCCTAGTGCTTGCTTAGTAGTCTCAAATCCTTCATTGATGTTCTTTAAAGTCTTAGCTTGAGCAGCCTCTTCTATCTCTTCTATTTTCTTAGCTGTAGCCTCTTCTGCTGTGATTTTAGCTTGTCTGAACTTCTCTCTTATAGCTTCTTTCTCAGTCTCTGATAGATTCAAGTTATTAAGCTCTGCTAGTTTCTGTGCATCTAGTACAGCCAATTGTTTAGCTAAGAATTCATTATTAAGTCTTATCTCCTCATCCTTGTTACCTTTAAATCTTTCAAGTTCAAAGGCTGCTAATGATAGAGCTGTCTCAATTCTTAACTTTTCAGCGTCAATTAATTTCTTTGTCTTCTCAAATGCTAGATCAGTTTTAGCTTTCTCAACCACTCCTAAGTCAACTGCTAACTGGTCATTAATGTTTTTAATCTCAATAGCTGTTAAGCCCTCAGTCTGCAATTTAACCTTAGCCTCAGCTTCAAGTAGTTTAATCTTAGCATCTAATTTAGCCTCATCTGTACTAGCTGTTAATAAGTCATTCTGTGCCTTAGCTAGATTCTCTTTATTAGTAGCGTCACTTACCTTCTTATTATAGTCTTCTTGTAGCTTCTCTTGTTGTTTAAGTGTCTCAGCTCTGATGATTGTCAACTGGTCCTGACTTAACTTAAAGGCCTTAGCATTCTTAGCCATATAGTCAACCTCAGCTTGAAGTGCATTGACCTCAGCTGTGACTCTTGCTTGAGTTCCCTCTTCTGTAGCTAATATTAATACCTTGTTAGAGTCCTTAGTAGCTTTTAACTTCTGCTCAAGTGACTTGACATAGCTTTCATAGTTAGCTTTCTGTCTGTCAGCATTCTCTTTGCGTTCCTTCTCAGCTGTCTTCTTAGCCTCATCAGCAACTCTAGTATCTATCTTAGTAGCTTCATTAGCATAAAATGCTATGGTGTTTAACTTTGCCTCTTCAAATCCTTTGGTAGATTGACCTAATACCTTAGCATTTCTAATCAAGATGTTAAGCTCTTTAATCTCTTTCTCTTTATCAAGTTTTAATTGTGCCTTAGCTCTTTCATTCTCATCAGCCATCAATCTCATTCTTGACTTAATTAATAAGTCATTCTGTCTCTGATTGATTTCTATGATAGCCTTAGCTCTAGCTCTCTCGTTCTCCTCTATTGCTTGATTATTTTTCTTATACTCATCCTTGAGCTTCTCTCTATCCTTAATCTGCTCTTCTGTAAGCTCACCACCAGCATCTTCTATAGCTTGTAATGATTCTAGCTGTGCCTCAAGTGATGCCTGGTTATTCTGTAGTCTCTGCTCTTCAATATCAAATGATGACTTAGAAGTGTCAATCTGTACACCAGTCAACTCTTCCATCATTGCTATCTCTTCTCTGCTCATTGTAGCAGTCATCTCAGCAACTTTCTTTCTATTGGCAAAGGTTTCATTCATTGCCTCTC